ACTAATACAACATTTAACAGTACAACCAGTGCATTACAGCTTACAAATCCAGCTACAAATGCAACAGGAGAATATGCTTTTAAAGATATATTAGATTTAGGTGCTGTATTTTCTCTTGATTTAAGAAGAGTTATACGTTCTGTTGGTTTTAACATAGGAACAGATATAGAAACTATTATCCCAAGCGGATCTTTTTGGGATGATTATGCTACTGACGGCAACTTCGATGGTCCAGCAGCAGATGAAGCAAACTGTCAGATACAGGTAGCAACATCTCAAACAGCATCAGGTAGTTTTGGATCGTTCAATAACTTTGCTAATGGTACATTTAAAGGTCGTAGATTTAAATTTAAATTAGTTTTAGAAACTACAAATACTGCTCAAAACATGAACGTGCAACAGGCAGGATTTACAGCAGAATTTCAATCAAGAACAGAACAAAATTATCAGACAGGAGGTAGTACTTCTACCGCACCGCAAAATACTTTAGACGGAAGCGGAAATCCAGCAGCAAAAGTAGTTACTTTTGGAACACCATTTTTTGTTGGCACTTCATCTTTAGGAGGAGCAAATGCCTTCTTACCTTCTATCGGTATAACTATTCAAAATGCTCAATCTGGTGATTTCTTTACCGTAACTAATGTTTCTGGTACAGGATTTACTGTAAGTATTAAAAATGGTTCTAGTTTTGTTGATAGGACTTTCACATTTCAAGCTGTAGGATATGGTAAAGGGGTGTAATATGGAGAAAAGTATTTATTAAATGGCACAAGTTGGAGATTATAATATAGCCAATGCGTCAGGTGCTTCAGTTCGTAGTGACCTTAATGCTGTTTTTGCTGCAATAAAAACCCTTAATAGTGGTGGTTCTGATCCTAGTAATACATCATCATTTATGCCGTATGTAGATACAGCAGACAGTAATAATTTAAAGATAAGAAATGCAGCTAATGATGGTTTTACTACTGTCGGTTCTGTTGATTCTGCAAACTTAGGATTGTTGCCGAGATCAGGCGGTATTATGACAGGTCAGATATTAGGACATGATGGATCTGGTGCTGGTGATCCAGCTTATGCGTTTGAAACTGATACAGATACAGGAATGTTTCGATCAGGTGCTAACACAATAGGTTTTTCAACATCTGGTACTGCAAGAGTATCTATAAGTGATGCTGGTTTGGATGTTGTTAATGGATTGCCGATAAGGTTGCAGGATTCTAGTGGTTCCCCTTTTGTTTCTTTAAAATCGCCATCTGCTTTGTCTGGTAATGTAGCTTTAACATTGCCATCTTCTATAACAAACGGAGGATTTTTACAAACAGATGCCAATGGTCAATTAACCTTTCAAATTGTTAATGGTGTGCCAACAGGTGCAATATTTGCATTACCTGATACACAGGGAACAGGAACAGGTTTTCAGTCTAATGGTATTCCAACTGGTTATTTAGAATGTAATGGTCAATTATTAGATAGGTCTACTTTTGCTGCACTATTTAATGTTATTGGTACAAGATATGGCACCACATCAGGCAGTAATTTTAGAGTTCCAGATTTAAGAGGTGAGTTTATTAGAGGTTTTGATAATGGAAGAGGTGTTGATAATGGTCGATCCATAGCTTCATCTCAATCTAGTCAGTTTGGTCAGCATAATCACAATGTAAGTGCTTCATCAAGTTCAAGTGTTACTGACCCTGGTCACCAGCACAGCATGAGTGTTGGCTTCTTCAACTCATTAAGTAGTGGTGGTGCATTAGCTTTTAGAGATGCTGGAACATCAAATAGAATTAATAATGCGTCTACAGGAATATCTGTTTCAACTTCTACAAGTATTAGCCAAAGTAATCGAGGTGGAACTTCAAACAGTTCTGAAACAAGACCTCGTTCAATAGCTATGATGTATATAATTAAAGTTTAATTATGGCAATCGAACCTGGCATATACAACTTTACGCTTCAAAGAAGGTCGGATCATACAATTCCGCTTGTTTTTAAGGATTCTAATAATAATGCGATAAATCTTACTGGATTTACTGTAGCTGCACAGGTATGGGAAGAAACACGCACCACGAAGTATGCTGATTTTTCTGTTACCTATACTGATAGATCGGCTGGATCTGTAAGTATTACTCTTACTGATACCCAAACTGCTACATTTACTCCTGATATTTTAAAATATGATGTTTTATTAATTGATGCTGGAGGGTCTAAAGAATATTATTTAGAGGGTACAATATTTGTAAGCGAGGGTTACACTTCAACATGAGTAATGTAAGTATTACAACCGAAAAAAATACTGTTACCGTCAATGGTGATACCAATGTTGTAACGGTTGCAACTCAAGGCCCACAAGGACCAGCTTTTGCAGCAACAGGTACTTCTTTAAATGATTCCAACAAAGTCAACAATTCAGTAGTGTATTTTGATTCAACAAGTGGTACATTTAAAGCAGATCAAACTCGCACCGTTGAAAATCTTGTAGACGGAGGAAACTTCTAACATGGCAAACACCTTAAGAATTAAAAGATCAACTGGATCATCA